GGTAGTTTAAGTGTTAAACCATACGAAACTGTTGGACCCGCAGAACAATCTTATGGTTATGGTTGGGGTATTGACACATGGAGTAGTGGTAAATGGGGAGAAGCCGCATCAGCATCAGACGTATCACTTGAACCTGGGCTATGGTCGTTAAGTAATTTTGGTCAAGTATTAGTTGCAACAATTGCAAATGGAAAAACTTTTACATGGAATGCTGGGGACGCTGCAAGATTAACAACAAGAGCATCAACAACTACATCTGGTTTTTCCACATCAGCTAATCCAACAGCAACTAGAGTTACATTAGTTTCTCCTACAACACGTCACTTAATTCATTTAGGTACTGAAACAACTATTGGAGATACAACATCTCAAGATGATATGTTTATAAGATTTTCTGATCAAGAAGATATAAATGATTATACACCGACTGCAATTAACAGTGCTGGATCACAAAGACTACAAGATGGTACAAAAATTATAGGATCTTTAAAAGCTAAAGAATCTATTCTAGTTTGGACAGACAATGCTTTATACACTATGAAATTTATTGGTTCACCTTTTACATTTGGTTTTGAACAAGTTGGAACTAACTGTGGATTGGTTGGTAAAAATGCAGCTATTGAAATAGATGGTGCTGCGTTTTGGATGTCTAATAATGGTTTTTTTATGTTTGATGGTACAGTTAAATCACTACCATGTAGTGTTGAAGATTATGTTTATGACCAAGCGGATACTACAAAAGGTCAACAAATTTGTGCTGGTATAAATAATCTATTTACAGAAGTAACGTGGTATTATCCATCAACTAGTTCTGATTATAATGATCAATATGTAGTATTTAATTACGGAGAACCTATGAAAGGTGGAGTTTGGTATATAGGAACAGAAGCAAGAACTTCTTGGATTGATGCTAGTGTATATCCTAAACCATCGGCTACTAAATTTAGTGACTCAGCAACAGGTACTTTTCCTGTAATAGTAGGTGAGGATGGATTAGGTCAAACAACATTATTTGAACACGAAGTAGGAACAGATCAAGTTAATGCTAATGGTAGCACAACAACAGTTACTTCATTTGTAAAATCTTACGACTTTGATTTACAAGCAAAACAAAAAGATGCTCAAGGTAAATCAAGTGGTCCAACAGTAGCGGGTGAAGTATTTTTAGCTATGAGAAGATTTGTACCTGATTTTAAAGACTTACAAGGTAATGCAAAAGTTACATTAGCTGTAAAACGTTATCCACAACAATCAGAGACAACAACAGCTTTAAGTCCTTTTACAGTTAACTCAAACACTGAAAAAAAAGATACTAGAGCTAGAGGTAGATTTGTTAATATTAAAATAGAAAATACAGATGTTAGTGAGTCTTGGAGATTTGGAACTTTAAGAGTAGATGTACAACCGGATGGTAAAAGATAATGGCTAAAGTAATAGTAAGACTACCAGAACCAAAAGAAGAGTATGATGTATCTAACCAAAAACAAATTAATAGAGCAATTGCTTTAATCGTAGAACAATTAAACTCTACATTTTTAAACGAACAGAAACAAGAACAAGAAAGGTTTGCGTGGCTTAATGGCTAATATATATACAAATGCAAAAGTAGATTTAACTACTACAGGAGAAACGGTTTTATATACAACACCCTCTAATTCTAGAGCAATCGTAAAATCTTTATTGGTATCAAATGATGCTGGAAGTGCAGCAACTATAACAGTAACATTAACTAACGCAGCTAGCGCTGTATTTAGTTTATTTAAAACAAAGTCAATAGATTCTAATGTTACTGAACAATTATTAACAGAACCACTAATTTTATTAGAAAGTGAGGTATTGAAAGTTACCGCATCTGATGCTAATGAGTTACATGTAGTGGCATCTTTATTAGAAATAAACAGAGACTAAGGAGAAAATATGGCGTTTAAAGAAGAAGGATCAGTAAATTACACAATAATAAATGGTAAAAAAGTACCTGTTGTTAAGTGTGAAACTGAGGTAGTATTAAGAAATACACAAACAAGTTATGAGTATAATTCTGATCAAGAGGCAGAAGATGATATTAATAATGCAGAGACAGCAACACAAAGAGAACACGTGACAAGATCATTAAAAATTAAAGTAGCAGCAATGCCACCATTAGGAGCAGCGTCAGAGTAATGGCAATAACAAACGCACAGCAATACAAACAGATACTACAAAAAGAAAGAGAAGAAAAAGCTTTCGGTGGTTTAATGGGTATTGATGGACGTAAAGCATACGTTGGTGGAAGTTATGCTGAAACATCTCCAGGTTCAGGAAAAGAAAGAGGTAGTTATCAAGGTAGAGATGACAGTGGAGGTTATGGAGGAACTTATAGCGGTGGTGGTGGTGGCGCAGATAGTAGTTATATTACACCAACTCAAGAAGCTAATAATGCAGCGGCTATAGCTAAAGGAAAAGCAGAAAAAGCAGCAGCTGATAAAAAAGCAGCGGAAGCTAAAGCAAAAGAAGAAAAGAAAAAAGAAAAAAAAGAAGCTAAAGCTAAAGCTAAAAAAGATAAAAGATTAAAAAAGATGAGGCAGAAAGCTTTTGATAGATTTCAACAGCTGGAACCATATGTCAATATTATGGATGAATATGGTGAGACTGGAGAAGACTTAGCTAAAGCAACAGGATTTAAAGGAAATATTGAAACAGGTTTTGAATACGACAAAGATTTTTTTAGAGATTCTAAAACAGGAAAAATTAAAGATAAGTTTACTGAAATGGTTGACATCAATAAAGGTAAAACAGATATATTTGGAAACCCCAAAGAACCAAAATTTGTTGAACAGTTTAAATCAGATGCTATTCCAGGTTATGATTTTAGTATTAACCCAGTAAAAAGTAATTTTCAAAGTGGTCTCGGAACTCTTACAAGCACAGGAAGTACAACTAAAGTAAAACCTAATGATTATGGTATACAAATTCCTACAGGAACAAGTTTTGATATACTTTCTAATATTGTTAGACCGCCAACAGGACTTCAAGCTTTTAATACTTTAGAAGAAGCTAGAAATATAGGTGATCTTACAACTAGATACGCTGGAGGAGATGATTCAGCTTATGACGAATATTTAGACCTTATAGATAGAACCAACCCAACAACAGGTGGTGGCGGAGGCGGAGGAGGTCAACAACAAGACCCATGTTTAGGACCCAACCCACCAGCTTATTGTGCAGTAAATAATGACCCAACTGATCCTGCAACACCTACAAGAAACTTAGGTGGCCTTGCTCCAAGATTCGCGGGCTCTATATTTGATTTCACAGGTCTAGCAAACGGTGGACGTGCAGGATATATGGACGGTGGTATGATGGAAGATACTCCTGAAGGAGGAATTATGGACCTTGAATCAGGAAGACAAATGTATTTCCTAGGTAAGTTAGTTAAGAAGGCAACAAGAGCAGTTAAGAAAATTGTTAAATCGCCAGTAGGTAAAGCTGCTTTATTATATTTTGGTGGAAATGCACTTATGGGTGCAGGTGGTGGAAAAGGTTTAGCTTCATTTTTTGGTAAAGGAAGTTTTAATCCATTACGTATGGCTGCAGCGGCAACGTCAGATGGACCTATGACTCAATTAAGTCCACTGGGAAAAATATTATCTAAATTTGGTATGGCTACAGGAGAAGGTGGTGGTAAGTTAACTCTAGGTGGTAAACTAGGTTTAGGTTTTGGTATTCCTTTTGCTTTAGATGCATTGGGTATCGGTAAAGATAAAGATGATGGTTTTGACATCGATGAATACTACAGAAAAAATGGTATTAACATTGCAGATGTAAGAAATAATCCTTACAATTATTTATCAGCTAGAAATCAAGGAAGTCTATTTGCTGCCAATGGTGGTTTGATGAGAACAGGCTATCAAGAAGGTGGAGATGCAGAACCGGTAGCTAAAAAGACTATGCCATTACTAGATATGGATGGCATGGAAAAAGATTATAGAGAAGATGGTGGATTCGTACCTATCGGTCGAATGGAAAGAGCAGACGATGTACCTGCTAGACTGTCTAAGAATGAGTTTGTATTTACAGCTGATGCTGTTAGAAATGCAGGTGAAGGAGATATAGACAAGGGAGCAGAAGTCATGTATAACATGATGAAAAACCTCGAATCCGGAGGTGAAGTATCAGAGGAATCGCAAGGATTAGATGGCGCTAAAGAAATGTTTAAAACATCACAACGATTAGAGGAAGTATTATAATGGCGACAGAAACCACAATATCGCGACCAGCACCATTTGTAGAAGATATAGGAAAAGATTTAGCTAAACAGGCCGTTGCCTTTACAGGTGTTCCTGTTGTATCAGGAGGCATTGGAAGTTTATCACAACAAACAGGTGAGACTGCAGAAGGATTTAAAGCAAGACAAGATGCTGCAAGAGCATTTACAACAAGACAACAAAATTTAGCAGGGCTTGCACCACAAGTTGCAGGGCAAGACGCATTACAAACACAAGCACAAAATTTAGCAACACAAGGTGTTGGATCATACCAACCTTTTTTAACAGCTGCACAAGGTGCAACAGGACCACAAGCTTATGAACAGTTTATGTCACCATACCAATCACAAGTTATGGAAGCATCACTTGCAGAGTTTGATAGAAATGCACAAATGCAACAACAACAAATTTCAGATCAAGCAGTAGCATCAGGAGCTTTCGGTGGTGGACGTGAAGGTGTTATGCAATCAGAATATCAATTAGGTTCAGATAGAAACAGAGCACAGTTACAAGCAGGTTTATTAAACCAAGGATTCCAACAATCACAAGCTGCAGCACAACAACAATTTCAAAACCAAATGGGATTAGCTTCTGCATTACCTGGACTACAATCAGGAGATATTTCAACGTTAGGTTCATTGGGCGCATTGAATCAAGCGCAAACACAAGCGGGCCTAGATGCAACTAGAGAAGCAAATAGAATGGCAGCTTATCAACCACAAGAACAATTACAAAACTACGGTAATCTTGTTACAGGTATCATGGGTGGAATGGCAGGGTCAGGAACACAAACATCACAAGTACCAGATCCAGGATTCTTACAAACTGCATTAGGTGCAGCGGCTACTGGAGCAGGGATATACGGGGCATTAAAAAGACCTTAATATGACTAGAACTTTAAAAAGACCGATGTTTAGAATGGGTGGTTCTACAAGTGGAATCACATCTGGTTTGGATCAACCAAGAAAACAATACAGTACAGGAACAGATCCATACGATAGAGCTGTAAAAATTAGAGATAGATTTGAAGCAGATATGGATAAATATAAAGGTGAACAAGCACCTTTAATGCCTGGTGGTTTACCAAACTTTCTTACATCATTTGGTTTAAATCTAATGTCACAAACACCTAGAGGTAAAGGTTTTAGTGGTTTATTATCTACAGCTGCAACCGCAGCTAAAGAACCTTTTAAAACATTCCAAGCAGCAAAGTTAGCTGAAAGACAAGATAGACGAGAAAGATTAGATGATGTGTTTTCTGGTGCATTAGCATCTGAATATGATCTTGAAGAACAAGCACTTAAAAATTTAAAACCTGGAGATGATAGTAGAATGTCTCCTGAAGTTGAAAGAGATATTATTACAAATGCTCAAACAACTATATTTGATCAAATGGATATTATAAATAATCCAGAATCAACAACAGAACAAATTGATGCGGCTAAAAGAAAAATAAAAATTAATCAAAACGTTTTAACTAAAGAATTAGGAGTTCCAGCTGAATATTTAGCAATAATTAGTGACCCTGATTTATTTGGTGATGCAATGTCTGATTATGTACAGACAGAAAATAAAAAAAGAATTGATGAGTATGTAGCAGCTAATCCTGGTGCTACTCCTAAACAAATACAAGATAACGTACCACAAATGCAAGAAGATACAGCTCAAGCAAGAGACTTTACTTTTGAACAACTACAGAAAAAATATGGTTATAGTGCTTACAACGATGGTGGTAGAGTAGGTTTAGCTTTTGGTGGAGATCCAATGATGCCAGCAGTTGCAGAAGCTCCTAAAGAAGAAGTTCAAGATTTATCTTACACAGAACTAAGATCAAGACTGCCACAAGAAATATCAAACGACATTGTACAATTATTAGCTAACAGTAAACAAGCATTAATGGACTTTGCAAATATTCAAACTGGTGAAGACATCGCATCATTTAATCAACAATACGACGTAAATCTGACATTACCACAAGGAGCTTAACATGGAGCCCTTTAAACCTAAAGATAATAGATTAGTTATCGACAAGGATACGCTAACAGACACTTTAAAATCTACACTTACAAAGAAAGATAGACCTGTAAAATTTACATGGAAAGGTGCAGCTAATTTTGCAACTAGTGTTTTTAATACTAATCCTTTTGATCCTCGTAAGTTAGAAAGAATCAAAGAACTTACAACAACTAAAAACGTAAAAGAAAAAGATTACATAGATTTTTTTGAAGATATGGAAAAAGCTGTTTTGGGTGGTGTACAAAACATAGGTTATTCTTTTGGTGATTTAATTACTACAGGAACCGACGCAGCACTAGATACGAATCTAACAGAAAGATTAGATAAAGCGTATCAAGAAAATAAAATTCAAGACCCTGAAACATTGTTAGGGACTATTAACAAAATTGCAGTTGAATATGGTGTTCCTGGTGGCGGTGTATTCAAGATAATGAATAGAGCTAAAAAAATTCTTAAAGGTAAAAAAGCTAAAGATGCAAACGCAGCGGCTAAAGCAACAGGGACCACGGCCAAAGGATCAGACATTGCAAAACGTGTTGGGTATATGGCAACTGCCTTTGGTGCAACTGATTTTATAACATCAGGTGCAAGACAAATAAATGAAGAAGGACCATTAGTTTTAAAAAAAGAAAGTGAAGAGGGTTTAGAAGGAAGAGATTTAGCACTTGCAAGGTTTAGAAACAAATTAAGATTTGGTGCTGAAGGAACCATTATAGGTGCAGGTTTTCCTATACTAGGCAAACCTCTTGCAAAGATCGCAACTGTTGGTGCTAAGTATGGTATCATGAAACCAGCAGGTTATGCATTAACAGGTGTAGACACTTTAGTTGTAAGACCTGTAACTTATCTTGCAGCAAATGTACCAGGATCTGCAACAGCAGGTAAAGCAATTAGAAATGCTAGTAGTTATGTTGTTGACAAAGCACTATCACCTTTGAAAGTAGGGACAGGTGCAAAACAATTGCCCTCATTTGATAAGTGGAGAATGTTTTCTACAAAGAGTAGTGACCCATTAGAATCAAGATTAAAAAAGCTAGATAATTTTTTATCTGCATTTAGATCATTAGGTAAAGGAACTGGTTTAAAATACCAACTTACATCAGAAGCAAACAGAGAAATAAAAGCAAGATCTAGAACTATAGAAAAGTATTTAGAATCTATAGAAAAAAAATCATATGATTTAGCTAAAAGTTTTGAAGGACAATACAATTCATTAACTACATCTCCTGCAAGTAGAGATTATTATTTAGATAAAGTATTAGCTTTTTTAAAAGGTCAAACTAAAAAAAGTGATTTACCAAAAGAACTACAAGAAACAGCAGAACTTTTAAATAAAGAAATATTAAATAC